TGATCATAGTGCTCATCTTTCTCTACAATATAAGCAAAAACAGACCAGTTATCAAGAAGAGCTTCATTCCCCCTACCTGTGAATCCTGTGGGGTTCCAGTCTTCCTCTGATAGTACATAGCTTGGATCAGGGCCTGCTATCTTACTTGTATCTGGTATTACAGCAACTCCCTTGTTGGTTCCAGAATCTCTTGTTCTTTCCGGAAAATGATGACTATACCACCCTCCTTTCCCAGAAATGATATCAGATGCATCATTAGATAGCAGGGTTATCCTTCCTTTGAGAGCTAAAGCACATGGTAGTCCAACACCCAAAGGAACTGAGAATTTAAAATCTTCGCCACCCTTGTATGCAACACAAGATAACTCATCCCTAGGTGAGACTCTATCAAAAAAACTATTCAAATTTTTTAAATCAGTATAGTGTATGCAAATAAGTTTTCTCAGGAAATCATGATCAGCATACTTTCTGTATAATTGCTTTATTGGACGACCTCTCTCTAGATATTGAGCCAAGGCATCTTCAGGCTCTTGATGGTGCGAGACCTTTGGAGATCCTGCGGGAAGATTCATGCTTGAGATTTCAGCAGCCATTGCTTTTCTAGCCTCTAAGGATTCCAATATCATTTGTTTTAATTTTTTGTGTGTCAATCTCATGGTTGGTCTCCGCAATCCCACTAAATAGGTTTCTGAAAACAAAAAACCCCAAGACCGAAGTCAAGGGGTTCAAGAAAGTTCCTTCAGACTTAGCCTTCGTCGGACTCACCTTCAAGTCCAAAGTTCTTACCTTCAGACTCGAATTTCTTAATGATTTCTTCATCCATGATGTCGAATACAACAGCACGGAACTCATCATCTTTTAACTTATCAAGCCATTGAGTACGCTGGAACTTGTATTCTTTTCCGTCTCGACTGATTAGCTTGTTCCATGCTCCCGGCTTAAAACGATCAGAGCCAGATGCCCTTAATGCTTCAAGCCACGATTCTTCGTCTTGGATTCCCACGTCTTTGCCCCATAGGATCTTAAAGCCACATGTACGACCCTCAGATCCGAAGCGAGACTTCTCAACCCTTACTTTCACTTCAGAACCGATACGAAGACCAGATTCGTCAATGACGTGCGCAGCTTTTGATTTGCGTTTCGTAAGCCAAATACGAAGAGAACAGAAATACTCAATTGCTTTACCACCAGGAGCAACATAAGGTGTCGTCATGGCTTCTGCAACATTTGAGGTAATGTTCGTCTTAAGTTGGTTGATTAGCAACATTGTGCATTGCTGGTTCGCCAATGGAATAGTAAGCTTTGGGAAAGCTTTTGCGAAGATGCGGGGCTTCACAGCCATTGACGATTGAGGGTTAAAATCACCTTCGAGGTCCTTCTCAGAAGAAGTTGCTGCGATGGAGTCCCAAATAAATAGAAACTGAGTTTCTGGATACTCGGACATTAGATCCTCAATTGTTTCCAAGGTTTTCTCAACAGAGACTGCTTGGATGTACAAGAAGTCATCATTAATATCGATACCAGAACTGGTGAGGAAGTTCGGGTCGATAGCGGACTCAGCATCGAAATAAACGACGCAGTGACCTTTCTTTTGTGCTTGTGCTGCGATTTGACAAGCCATGTAGGACTTCCCAGCCGATGATAAGCCAGCAAGTTCCGTAATCTTTCCAACGGGGATACCCGCCATGCTACCTCGACAAATGATAGAGTCCAACCAGCGTGAACCAGTTGGAATCCATTCTTTGACTTCGGTAGGATTGTCTTCATTCAGATCGTGCGCAATGTCAAGTCCAACTTTTTTATTGACGAACTTTTTCATTGAGCCGATATCAATCTTACCAGCTTTAGTCATCTTATTGCCCCTCAGAGGTTGCTGTATCTCCAGCTTCCTCTTCGGTTGAGCCAGTTTCCTCTGTTTGCTCTTCGGTCTCTGTCTCTTCGGAAGCCGTTTCGACAACTTCTTCAGTTGAAGTATCTACTTCCTCTTCTTTTTCTCCGCAAGCGAAGAATAATGTTAATAATAATGTAGTCATATTTACTCCTGAATGTCTATATCTAAACTTACTTTAATTTGTAGTTTCGGCATGCCTATTTTATCGGCTAAACCAAGATCGATTGCTTCTTCTGCTTCAATAAACCAGTCTGCTCGACCTTTCTTGTTTAACTTTTTGTTAAACCATTTCTTTGTTTTACTTGAGTTGTCTGCGAGTATCTCATAGATCTTCTCATTTAATCTCTCGGTTTCTTTTGCGCTTGCTTGGATTTCCGAGTTCTTACCCCACGACCCACTTGATACATCATGAATCATCAGTGTAGCGTCTTCTGTGATATAGCGATAACCTTTTGTTCCACATGAGAACAGGATCACGCCACAACTCATTGCCTTTCCTTCTACAATTGTAGCAACAGGCAATTCAGAGTTCTTGATTGAAGCAATCATGCTCATAAGAGAATAAACCTCTCCACCATACGAGTCAATAATCACGGGAATTACTTTTTGACCGGTGTTGTGAGCCTGTCCCATTTTTTGAGCAAATTCTTTTGCTGCTTCTTCATTAAATTTATTAACTCGAATAACGACAGGTGGTTGACGTAAGTCAACGTCTTTAATGTTGTTATCGACCGTTGTTTTCCATAACATAATGTCTCCTTTGTGTTGTTGAATGAGGCATCTGTAAACCCATGCCTCCCTGCGGTCGAAGTACTTATTTAAATAAGGACTCATCTCTAGCAAACGGAATTACCGCTCTACTTACAAGGTCAATCTCTATGTCTTCCCAAACTACAAATTTGTAGAATCCTTTTGACTTTCTTCCCTTATTGGCGGTTTTGAATACTTCATTCCACTTTCTCATAAGAGCTGCAGCACCATACGTACCATAGTTATTAGAAGAATCATACTTCAAAACCGAGACCCAATTGTTTAAATCTGATAGATTTTCATCAGAGTTTTTTACTCGATTAACGAATTCGACAAGGCGATCATGACCAGATTTACCAGAAGGTAATCGATTTTGAGATGCGTGAATAAATGCCGTTAACGCAAATAAGGTTGAAACAGGTATCTCTTGAATACCAGGAAATGATTCTTTAATAACATCAATGGCTTTTACAATATTCGGACCAGAGCGTGATCCCCATTTTGTACCTTTGGTGTCTCCGGAGATATCATTTCCGAGAATTTTTTGTAAGATACCCAAGCCCTCAATCAAAGGATTTTCGACACTTGAATGACTATTGTGAAGACTGATCCCGGCAGACTTTGATAAAGCAAAAGTATCCAAAGCCTTCTTGTGTCTAGCGCTGTTTGAATTGGCTAAGTCTTGCAAAAACTTATCGTACTTTGAAATTGCTGCTGAGTTCTTGTCTTGCGTCATGAATAACCTTCTGCTTTCCTCAGCCGAAGCAATCTCTCGTATCATAGCTGGGACTAGATGGATCCCATTCATAATAGCAGCATGGCTTCGGCCACCGCCATCACGAATAATGTAGCAGTCTTCAGAAGGCACATAATCAATACTGATGGGTTCAAACAGTTTTGGATCAAAGTTCTTCGCCATACTTAGAATCTTTGCTTTCCGTCCCTCTTCCAAAAGGGCGTTTCTCTGTCCCCAGTCTTCTCTTATTTCTGCATTTCTGATATCAAAAAGTGGAAATAGATACTCTTCATGCATTACTGATTTGAAGCTTGGAATTATTTTGGTGACTTTCTGCTTTGATCTCCAATCTTTAAACTCATCATAGATTTCTGGGTAATCTTCTAAGTTCTCTTTAATTCCGTATCGAATTTTTCGATCGTTTGTTTGCTCTTTATATTGCTCTGTTACTTCAGATGTATATTGTTTTTTAGCTACTTTCATAATTTACTCCATTATTATAGCTACTTGGTAAACACACCAAGCTTTTATTGAACAATCCAATTGTTCATAAATCGTATAAATCAAAAATAAAGTGCCGCTCCTTTGACCTAGGGCGAGCGGCTTTCCCTTAACAACACAGGAGGTCTATGACTTATTCGTCTTGCATAAAGGCTGCGAATGCTTCGTCTACACTTTCTCCAGTTTGTTTTGTAAACTTTTGCGTCTCGTTAGAAGATGACTCTGCTGAATCGTCGGAGGACAGGTAACCATCCAGCAAAGTCTGTACTTCTTCCGCTGTCTTAACTTCAAACAAGTTGTCGATGTTAGGAACAGAGTCCAAAAGATCTTGACAATCCGCAATACTATCATCGCACAACACAGATGGTCGACGACGAGGCTGCAAGGTTGTCTTCGGGAACGAACCAGGTGTTCCAGGAATAGTATAGGTCAACTTAATATCTGTACCTGTTTGAGGGTCTGTAATGTCTCCATAATCAGGATCTAAAACATAGCCCAAGAGGGTTTCATAAGCAGTCTTACCATAAGCCCAGATTTTTACACCTTCAGACTCGCTTCCACGAACCAAAACAGGTGAATAATAGCGTTTACGAGCAAACAACTTTTTTGCTTCATTCTTGAGATTTTGATCGTCATTTTCAACACCGTCTCGCCATAATTTAGAGGCAAAGTCGCAGATTGGACATTCGCCACCGTCATTACGCTTATTACAGTAAATCCCAGGATTCTTTCCTACATTATAGTGGAAATGAAACTCACGGAACGGGTCACCATCTGGTGTAGGTAAGATTCGCACATGTTGAGCGCCTGCTTCAGGCTTCCACATAGTTGATTTACGTCCAGTAGTGGCTTTTCCGCCAGTTTTTGATTGTTCGAGCTTTGCTCGCATTGCTTCAAGATTAATAGCCATAATATACTCCATTGTTAGTCTATTTTTTTGTGTTTTATCACTAAGGTAGGCAGGGTTTCAACCATACCCCCGTTGTAATTCGTTTTATATTATTAATATAACATATTCAAAAAGGTTTGTCAAGTAAAAAAAGTAAAAATTTCAAAAAATGGTCAAAAAAAAATTTTGAGGATTTTGAGTTTTTGAAAAAAAGTAGGGACTCAGGGATTTGAACCCTGGACCTGCCGATTATGAGTCGGATGCTCTCACCGCTGAGCTAAGTCCCCACAAAGTACACCCGACAGGATTCGAACCTGTGACCGATCGCTTAGAAGGCGATTGCTCTATCCAGCTGAGCTACGGGTGCATAAAGCGGCCTTTTGGAAGGAGACCGCGAACCTATGAGATTAACCTTTGTTGTTAACAAAAGCTAGCAGAACCTCTGCTTGAGCAATGATCTCATCCATTGTTGGATAAGATGGCCACTTAGCATCTTTAGCTTGGATAGCGTTTGACTGAACGGCAAACTCTACCTCATGCCTTAAGGAATGATATCTTGAGACCAAGATATTCTCTGCTTGTCCGAGCAATCCTGCTCGTAACTCATATCCGCTTTTACTCATAATTAGCTCCTTCACGGTGTGCGTGTGTGTGAGTATTAATAAGCGGCCTTTTAAAGGGTAGCCGCAAACCCAAAACGCTTAAAATAAACTAATGCTTACATCTTGAGTATTAGAAGTAACATCACCAACTTGAGTGTTGGAATTAAAAGTCCGATATTGTTGACGATCAATATCAAATACGGTTTCATAACCAGGCTGTAGATTGCGTTCTCGCAATGTTGAAGGAAACACACCAGAAGGTGCCTCAGAAGGACGTACAAAGTTCATGGTACGTTGTTCTCCTCGCTGGGTCATAAAAGTCCCAGTATATACAGTCATTGATTGTGAATTATTGTTGCTCATAAAACCTCCATTTTGTTTTGAGTCATTAATTGTTGTTTATATAATATAACATGTTTTGATCATGTTGTCAAGTATTTTTTTAAAGTTTTTCTTCCAGCCAATACCAAAGCCACGTAAATGCGAAAACGAACAGCGTCGTTCCTAATATCAATTCCATTTTGCTTTCCTGTTTATTTCTTATACTTATATTATAACATATCTGAAATGGTTTGTCAAGTAAAAAGGCAAACTTTTTTTAGAAATTCTTTCTCTTCTTCTAGTCTCTCGAGCTTTTGGGCATAATACTCAACATCAAAATATTGCTTTGCCTTTGCTTCGTTTAGCCACTTCTTCCTGTCTTCGATATATGCTTTGATTTCTTCTTCTGTGTCGAAAAGATAGGTTGAATAATCCATTCCTTCTTTAATTGCT